AATACCTGTACCTGCTCCAACAGCTAAAGAGGCATCTCCAGAAGTAGCATCACCTGTAAGTCCATTACCTGCAACAATACCTGTGATATCCCCATCAAACTTTTGTCCCCAAGTGAATCCTCCACTACCTGAATCATATTCCAATACATACCCATCTACAGGGGAGTTAGTGACATCAAGATGTACTTCTGTAACTGAATCATCAGCTAATCTTGCTGTGGTGACAAAGTCATCAGCATATACCTCGTCAAAGTTGTCATTTAGTTTGTCGAATGCGGTTCTTAACGGATCACCTGTTCCATCATTTGCAGCACTACCAATGTTTACGGTCTGTTTAGCCATTTCTTATTATTATTAATTATAGACAAGGTGGTTTAGAATCTATATCTACAGTAGATTGGTTAGAGTTACTACCCCACCAACTACTACAATACGATACTGCCCAACTTATTGTATTTGCCATTATTCACTATAAAAATTACTCGCTAGATAATTAATAGCATCGGCAAATATGTTTGTCGTACTAGCTAAAGCTCTAGCGAAAGTGCTGACAATAGTCTCATAGATATCGCCCCACCCTATATTGTTATTTATTTCTCCAAAATGTGTTGTCTCATATATCTTTCCCCAACTCATTATCACTCTTTTTAAGATAACTATTTAATTTAATTTCGTTCTCTTTCTTTGGCTTATAAGGCCTTTTCTTTTTCTTCTTAGCCATTATAATACCCAACCTGTAAAATTAACATCTCTCTCCGGATACATTCCGTCATTTTGATTAGATATATATTCAGGATATAAATTACTATTGTAATCCATATAATCCATAAATCTTTGTGTATAAAACTCAGCAGTCTCTGTAGCGTGACTAGCCAAAGAATTTATTTCAGACTGATCTACAGAAGTAGCATTCTCTGAATTATGCTTATATATTCCCCCATTAGATATTTGATATGCTGCGTAAGGGATAAAAGCTGCTTGAGTATACCAAATAAGCATCGGCTTAATATAGTCATCAACTAATGTTTTATAGTTACCCGTTAAACTATCTGCTATTATATCAGACTGTAATTTATCATATAATTTTGTACCAAGATAAGTTTGTATCTCTGTGTCCTGGGCCACTTCAATAAACTGTATTATCTTATCAGCATCAAGGTTGCCGTCAAATATAGACTTCCTTTTTAATTCCTTTAATGTTATAAATAATGCCTTCATATTAGCTCTTCTTCTTCTTCTTTGTTTTCAGTTGGTTCTACTACCTCAGCATCAACTTCTATATCTTCCACCTTATCTGAAGATAGCTTTTCACCTGTCTCTTCCTCTCTCTTAACTTTAGTAGATATATTCTCTAACTCTGTAAATTCTATTGGTTGTAGAGTAGTAAAATATAAATCAAGGAATATTCCGTTATATGCTAACAGCTCCTTAAATGCATCAATAAGTAATGTTTGGAATGGTCTAATAACAATATTATCCATAAGAATAGATGCTGTTCTAAGTTCCTCAGCATTATTACCAAACCCGGTATTATCTTTTATACCTAGTAAAATAGGTGATACAACACCGTGACCAATCATAATCTTCTCTCTACTTTCTTTAGCAAGGAAATCGTATTGAGCGTGAGCATCCGGAAGATGTATTGGCTCTATATTAGCTTGAGTCTCTGAGCTTTCGTTGAAGGCTAAAATAAATCTACCTGCATTAGAAGACCCACTGAATTTATCATATATCTTTCTCTCAATAAGTTCTTGTATCTCATCTGTAGGAATACCATTATTGAAGTTTAATAATAAAGAAGGTTGTAAACCATTCTTAATATTGTTGATATGATAGTTAGACACCTCTTCCTCTAGAGAACAGTATTGTAAACATCCTTGATAGTCTACAGGACTGTAATAATAAAATCCTGCTCTATATGGTTTGATACAATATATCTCTCTTCTCTCTGACTTGTTACCATTTCTAAATGAAGGTATTCTCTTTGGCTTATCCGTTGGCTTTATATTAGCCCAATCCGGATGATAGTAGTAAGCCTGAACCTTACCGTCTTTTGCTTTCTCAGCTCTTAACGTCTCCATTGGGAAGTGATGCAAACCCGATATCTCTCTTTTACCTGGTTTGTAAATAACCTGAACAGTAGCTTGACCTAACATCTTTAGGTCATTAACAACCCTCTTTATATCTGTTGGCTTTAGCAAAGACTGCATCTTACCAAACATCTCAGGCTTCTCCGTTGAGTCTGTTGCGTTTAGTCCTCTACCATATATCATATCAACGATACCATTGATACATCTTGAGTTTGTTGGACTACCCAAATATCTTTCTATAAGTTCATAGAAGTAATTATTGTCATCCCCATATTCAACCCATTCTTTTCTAGTATTCTCTTTTACCTTGGGGATTTCATAACCAGATAGATTAATAACCCTCATATTAGGGTCAACCTTTTTAGGGGCCTGTATTTGTCTAGCTGATCTTATATTTTTTCGACTCATATTATCATATATTGTTGCTCATCCGTTTCAGCATCATAATTATTATACTGACTAGTATTTAATGTGTGAGATACGGTTGTATCTGTTTTAGCAGTTGCATAAACCTTATCTCTGTAAAGTAATGTATCGCCTTGCTTGACTTCTATAGAATATGTAGAGTCTTCAGATAGTATACTAAAAGTACAAGGTATATCTAAGAAATTACCGTTTACAGTTGAAGTCAAACTAGTTAATGTTTCATTCTTCTTAGTACCATCCTCAACAATCTTTAATGATAAATCACTAGCAGCAGTATATGCTCTAGGTATTATACTTAATGTTTGTGAATTAGTATTTGGTAAAAGTCTTATCATATAAGTATAACTAAATAACTTAGATTTTGTTCAAAAAAATAGGGTGACCATAAAGCCACCCTATAATTATCAAATGAAGTGAGGATTAGTTAGTACCCTCTGTCACTGTTACTGTCGCTGAAGACATACCTGCATAAGGGTCAGCAGCAGTAGGTGAATCTACAAAGTTAGCGGGTCTTCTCTCCATACCAGTGAAAGTCAGACTATACCCACTTAAATCCCCCATCGATGCACCTGTGGCAATAGTACCTCCAGACAGTTCAGCACCGTGTTCTGTACCCATTAAGAATACATTTCCGTTATAGTCTTCCACAGCGATATGCGGTCTACCATAAGACAACAACTTCAATTCTTTATGATCCTCTTTAGTTAATTGTTTTAATGTAACATTTAAGGATTGCTCAAAGAATGTAGTTCCGTTCTCTAGGTTAGCAGTAATCGTTTGCTCGAAGTTACTGTTACCTTTTAATTCATATTTATAAGCCGTAAAAGTACCTGAAAGGTCAGTTATTTGGTAATCCTCATTTGCAGTGTCTGCATATGAAATAGTACCTAAATCACCAAAATCGGTGAAGTAGATAGCCTTTAAACCACCAACCTGATCTTTACAGCCTTCTTTACGCCCCCTAGTTAAATCACAAGCCATATCTTTTTAGTATTAAAAAAGGGTGAGTAGGCACTCTGGCTCACCCACCCCTTTATAGTTGATTAATTAATTATTAGTTAGCAGAGTTAGTGATACCGTAAGTTACGATGTCAGAAACAATACCATACTGTACACCTGCAGTAAATCTCATAACAACTCTCACATTTTGAGAACCATCAAGATCAGCCATATCGATAACTTTTACTTCGTTGTGGTCAGATAATAGACCTGTACCAAAGAATAAGTTAGATTTTTCAGCAGCTACAGCCGTGTTATCAGCAAGTCCATTCGCTACAAATAATTTAACACCATCAAAAGATAATGAACCATTATTCCACCACTGAGTACCCATTGAGTTTGTACCCGCTGCACCTAGTCCAGAAGCACCAAACCCACCTAGAGCTCTTACATATGCTCTTGCAATGTTTTGAGATACGTATACGTTTAAGTCTTCAGCACCATACAAAGCAGAAGGAATCGCATCAACGATGCTACCTAGTTCAGTAATTACGTTAGCAGATGTAACAGTAGTTCCTGCAACTTCTTGTGCAGCAGGTAAGTCAGCATCTAATGCAATTTGAGTGGTAAGACCGTTAAATTGTCCATTGTTAGAAGTATCTCCTGCCCAGATAGACTGCTCAGTTCTTTGTGCAACTTTTGCTGCAACGTGAGCAATCAAGAAGTCAGAGAATTTAGAAGGCATATTGCTGTGTGCAGAAAAGCCCATTGATAGAGCTTCCCAATCAGATACGAAATCTTTTTTACAAAGCTGTAGGTTAACTTGTTGTTCTTCTGGTTGAAGAATTTTCTCAGTCAGCGTAATAGTTGAAGTTGCGTCAAAATCACAAGTAGCATCTTTGACGATGTCATTTGTAGATACTTTTTTGATTACCTCTTTTAACTTTACGTTAGGTTTCACAGTGATACCACCATTAGAGATAGTAGCACCTTCTAACAGAGCAGCAGCGATATATTCCCCCGCAAACTCCCCTGCATAAGTAGTAGTAATTGATGTAGTTGTTGCCATTTTGTTTAAAAATAATTGTTTACTTAGTTAATCTTGCTAATACTCTATCTAGAGTGGTTTGCGGTCCGTGTTGTGAATAAAGGTGTAAACCTCTACTCTCTGTTGAGTTTTCTGGGCTGTGAGTTAAAGGTTGCTCATCAGCAGAAAGTTCTTGAGGAACCTCTTCTTTTGACTCTTCTTTAGCTTCTAGTTGACCCATAACTTTTTCTACCATAGCTCTTACTTCAGCTAATTCTTCTTTGGTTGCGTAGGACATTTCCTCCTTAGGCTCCATTGCCTCAACCTCTTCAGAAGCCTCCTCAGAAACTTCCTCTAATTGTACTTCCTCTTCTGTAACCTCTTCTGTATTAGACTCAAGTTGTACTTCTTCCTGTACTTCTTCTTGTACAGCTTCTTGAGTTTCTACCTCTTCAGTTGAAGATAAAAGCACTTCCTTCAGTTTTGAAACGATTTCACTTGCTTTCATAAAATTTAATATTTATAATGATTACTGATTAAACAACAAAGTGTTGTATTTTTAAGCCTTCTTCTGAATAATAAACCATTCGGTTCCATTACCCCATATCTTAATCCCCTCGTAGTCTCTATTTAAATCAAAAGCGTTTGTGCTTCCATCAATAGTTTGTGAGCCATAAGGTGTTAACTCAGCGTGTGTAGAGTTACTAAATGTTCCATCTGTTATAAAGCGTTTTGCTCTATTTAGGTTTTTACTAGCTGTTACATCAGGCAATGTAAGTGTAGCAGTACCATTACCACCGCTCCAAGTCAAAAGAATTAGTTCTGCTTCATCATATGCTGTTGCACCTAAATCGTAGGTGTTACCTGCACTTACAGTGAGTGTAGTAGGCTCTAAGTGGTTTACAATATAACGCTGTACGTCTTCTAGTGATGTTTTCTTTGTTGTACCGCTTTGCACTATAGGTAAATCTTCTGCTCCTGTAATGTTTGCAGCGGTTACTTGGGTTAATTCACTTATTTTTTTATCTGCCATTATTGAAATAATTTATGTGTGTTCTCTTGCGTTAATTTTTTACCGTCTTCAGTGTATAAGTGAAACAAATATCTAGTAACACTACCCACTCCTTGACCTCTTAGTGTGCCATCACAGCACTTTCTAGAGTAAGTCTTACCGTCTTTACAAAGGCATCCTCTTTTACTGCTTTTGGGTGAAGAATAACTTGGCGTTTCTTTCATATCTTATTTCTTAGGTACGCAATTAGGTACTTTTCTACCATTCTTGTTTTTAAACCCAACCATTTCGTATCCTTCTTGACAAGGATTAACATCCTCTAATTCCTCTAGCCCTTTAAGTTTAGATTCAGTCCAATTCAGCATACTTTTACCTCCCCACAGAAGATAGCTTATCGTTCCACAAGCCTCAGGCTTACTAGGATCATAATATTCAGCAGCCCTGCTTAAATAAGAGTAAATTCTCTTCAACGTAGATACTGTAAATTTCTCTTTTCTAGCTAATTGCTGTCCTCTAACCTTCCCTACCTGGGTAGCACACTTATTACCTAGTTCTTTATTCCTTTTTATACCTAATTTAGCATTATTAGATGCAGATTCTGGATATCCACCATAAGACTCTAACTCCAACTCTTCAGATAGGCTTTCTAAGGCCTCTAGGAGCTCATATTCAGCGTTTAATTCCTCTAGGCACTCTTGACACATCTTTTCTGGTAAAGACTCCTTAGGGCCGTCCATTTTGTCTGCAAAATACCCTTCTATAGAGAATCCTTTGACTTCACCTGCCTTAACTTGGTTCCAAACATCATCATTATTGACTTTTACAGATACCATCCACGTTCCTACAGGTAAATCAAAGTCGTATTTTCTAGATTTATCCTTTTTTTCGTCTTCTATAATCCAAGACTCGACTACGGACATACCTTTTAACTCTATGTTATGCTCTAGAGTACTATTGTTTTGATTACCCTTCATCAAAAAGAGTTCTGATGCCTTTCTAACGGTATCTTCACTGAAAAAGATGTAATAATCTTCCTCATCACCCTTTCTAAATATCTTTTTGTTAGGAATTAGGGCTGCACCCATTAAAATCCTCTTTTCTTTATCTACTTCAGCAAGTTTTACTTCTTTATGCTCCTTTAGAGCGATAAAATCTTCCTCTATAGCGGGATTTTCAACAACAGAGATAGCTTCTATTCCACTAAACTCGTTTTCTTCGTCTATAATAAGTTCTATAATGCGTTCCATATATAGTTAACTATTTTGATTGTATTCGTTATATATTTATCCTAGTGACTTAATTGTATTTCTTTCTAACTCTTCAGCAGTCTTAATATCTTTATTCACTACAAATGCTCTAAGAGGTTTTTGTTGTTGTCCTAGAACAGATTGTGCTAACTGTGATTCAGGTGATGCACCAACTACGTTGAAGTCTGGTGCTTCTACACCTCCGCCACCACCGGCACCTCCTGTAGATGGAGCTCCTAATTGAGACAATGCAGCCTGTGCCTTCTTTCTAGCTGCTAATATAGATGCTACAAGCCCTCCAATAGTAATAGCATATGCGGCTATACCTTTTGGGCCTAATTGTTTAACAAATTTACCTAACGAAAACTTGGCATCAGCAACAGACTCTATAGAACCCGCAACTATTCGAACTTGAGCGTTTTCAAACACTCTTTTTCTTTCAGCAAAATCAGCCTTAATCTTCATTATCTCTTCAGCTATAAGTAAAGATTGTTTTATAGTGAATAAATCTCTTTCAGCTTTTATCTTTCTTTCTTGTGCCTTTATCTCTCTTCTTTCTAAGTCCTCTACAGCTTTCTTTTGAGCAGCACCTGTTAATTCACCAGAATGCAGAATATAATCTCTTTCTCTAGCCAAAGCATCCATTCTAGCATCGTGATAAGATAAAATGGTATCGCCTAAATATTTTAATGATTGTTGAGAGGCTTTAAACAAGCCTGTAACTTCTTTAGCTTGTTCTTTTATAAATCTTAACCCTGCTTTTAAACTTTCTTCATTTCCACCTAGAACCTCATCATATTCTCTACCTAATTCAGCTAATGGAACTAAGCCATCTTTAGCACTTTCAAATAATGGTTTATATATGTTTTTTACCCTTTCAATACCTTTTACTAAAACACCTTCAACACCATCCTTATCTACATCTAAAAAGAAATTCTTTAATTCATTATCAAATTCTAGTAATCTTTCTTTTGCTCTTTTAGGTAATCCTTTTCCTCTTCCTCTTGGGTCTTTGAATATTTCGTCAAGTAAATCCTCATCTACAATCATAGNTTTTAAATCCTCTAGCCTTTGATTGAGGGCGTCTCTTTCTTCTTTAGCGTTTTCTTTTATACCCGCTATTCTCTTATCTCTTATGGCTTTTTCACCAACGGTCATTTCGACTAAGGTTGCCATAACATTACCCGCTTCGGTTTGTCTTAAAGCGTTTATTATCGCTAATCCTTCAATTTCTGCTGTCCTAAGATTTTCTTGTTCTTTTATCTGATTTGATACTATCTTAGTAAACACTTCTTCAATTTCTTTTTGAATAGCGGTTGCTTTAGCAAGTCTCTCAAGAGATAATATTTTAGAGTCAATTTGTTTTCTAGATTCTTCTGTTACTTTTCCATTTTCGCCAATCTGAATGTTTAAATCTTTATATTCTGAATTAGCCTTATTAACAGCCCTTTCTAATTCCTCAGTGGATAAATTAGTGTCATCCATAACGTCCCTTAATATTTTAAGGTTTGATCCTGCTGATGCTCCTGCCGTAGCAATACCATCTAAAGATTCCTCCGTTTTGCTTGACTGCATATCAAACCTCTCTATAAGGGCGATAATAACCTGGAAACCTATAATTAATCCTAAAGGCCCCATAAATGCCTTAGTTAAAGCTTGTATACCGTTCCTTAGCCCACCTGTAGTGTTTATTAAGGTAATCATAAGGGTTGACAACTGTGACAAGTTGTTTGCCATACCCCTAATACCATAGTTAGAGTCTGATATAGTACGACCTAATTCAACAAGTGTTGCTCCTGCAAGACCTGTTTTATCGATCATATCTTGATTAGTCCTAGTGTTTTGTTGCATTATCTGACCTTGCTGTATCAAATCTTTATTCAGATTTTTAACAGCACTACTAGCACTAACGAATCCTTTAGTAAGGTTATCTATCTTTATCTTACCTTTATCATTTACCTCTACGGTATATATTATTCTTTTACTTTTATCAGCCATTACTTCTTCTCTTTACGGATTCTTTTAATTCTTTTAGACTCTCTGGTGCCTTGTATTTACCCTTAGCGATATCAATAATAGGATCAACACCGTAAAAATCCCCCGCCTTTAATAAGTCCACTATCTCTCTAATCATATTATATCGTCTTCAAATATGTTATACAATTCAAATTCAGCCTTGCCTGTAACTAGGTCAACTGAAACACTATTAATACGGAATATCTTGTCACCTAATCTTATTTGGTGATTTAATTTATAATTGACTAATATACTCCCGGGCAAATGTGCTGTTACCTTAAATATCCTTCTTAGAGGATTAAATATTCCCTCCACATAACTCTTATAGAACTTCTCATATAAAGAGTTTGGATTCTGCCTATTAACCCATTCGTCTATTTCAGTCTCAAAATTAAGTGTAAAGGATGCAGGTGTTGTTGTTGTACCTGTCTCATTAGTATTTGAAGGCCTGTAATAGTCTGTTAAAGAATGAGCGATGCTACCATCATACCAGGCTATAGGTGTAGATATAGATGTCTCTCTAACCGCATAGAACAAAAGTGGTTTAATAAGCATACTTTCATAATCACCCTTCTGTGGAGAGGTACTAGTATCAGCATTAAATTCTCCACCTGCTGAATAACCCCATTGTATATCTGTTACTCCCTCACCTAATTTACCATCTAGTATCCTCTCATATTTAAGGTGTGAGAAAGGTACATTTATTTCATACTTACTAACTCTATCTATATTATATTCCCCTGTGGTTACGTCACTAAGTTTTTCCCTAATATTATAACTAGCGTTGCCATAATATTTTTTATAAAGTTCATTATGATGCTCATTAATTACAGTATTAGTCTCAGCATATTTAAAGTCTATATCTGTAAAAGGTATTATAGAGTCTATTTGATGCTGACTAATATCAACGTATTTATCTAGGTTGATTGTTTGGGTTAATTTATTGTTTACAGCGTCAGCGTAAAAATTATCTAATGTGTCTACATAAATCTTCTGGTAATTAGCACTATTTACATCCTCTATATAATAAGCCGTTAAATTAAATATTTTAAACAATCCTGTGATAAAGTCTAAAACCTTCATCTCAGGTATTTTCTTTGTAATATTTATATCAAATTTAGTTTCTTGCGAAGCATTACTAGTGATAGTGTATGTTTTAGTGTCAAAAGTTATTAGAGTCGTGTTAAAAGGAAATCTGCTTAATACACCCGCATCAAGAGATATATTAGAAAATGTCACACCTGTCTCAGAGGAAAACTCTATTTCTATATTGGTGAATGAACCCGCAGCAGCATCTGCCGTGGTATTGTATATATTTAAGTCTGTTTTATTACCAACGCCATCTGTTATATTCTCATTACCTGTTCTAACATCCCTAACTATAATTCTATAATTAGCATTAGCATCACTTACATCAAAAGTTAAATCTAGGTTCCATTTATAGTTGAAATTATCAAGGTTGATTTGAGAACCGCTAAGACTTAAAACGTTTGTGTTATAAGGGTCTGTAGATGTATAGTCACTTAACTTTTTACTAAACAAATAGGTTGAGTTAGAATCATTTTCCTCTATGTAGTCAAACTCTTCTTTCTGTGGATTTAACCATAAATATAAATTACTGAATGCAGTATTAGAGCCAAAGAAGTCTCTAGTAAATTCTATACCATCATACTTATCTTCTATAGCCTCTATTATATGTATGGCCTTTATTCCAGGCTTTAAGTCTGTATACCTTAATCCTCTAGTATTGTTTGGAGTTCCATCATTAAAAAGATTCCCATCAAAGTCTGTGTCTGAGTAATTTGCAATAGGGGAAGTAGAATCGTAAAACAATCTCTTCTTTGATGTTATTAGTGGATATACTATAGCATCTGTTTGCGATACAGAGTTCACTGTAAAATCTAATCCATTTTGAAAACCATTCTTTACGTTTGTATCTGTATACTCGTGGTCATAGTTATCTAGATATGGAAGTTGACTAATTAAATCGTCCCCTATGGTATCTTGTATAGAAACAACAGTTTTCCCTAGGAATGTAATATCATAAGAGTGAGGCTTATTATTCCTCATCTTAATGCTATTCAATCTTATCTTGCCTTGTCTAAACGGCAAATAGTTTATTTCTATAAAAGCCTCTTTCTTCTTTCTATTATCATATGCCCCACCTGTTATGTTGAAGTTGTAGAAATGCTTAAATATCTTGTTGTTAGTATCAGATGCAGGGACATTAAATGATTGGGTGTAATCACTGAATATTTTAGCAATATCTCTAAAGTCCTGGATAGTTGATGTTACTTCTATAGTCTCATCATTAAAGAGGTCTACCCTTTGATTTTCTATATATAACTGTACTTTGTTCTGCATTACCTAACATTTTGTATGTAACTGTTAGCGTATTTAAATTCTACAGTAAAATTCAATAGTTTATCATTCACTTCTTTTTTTATAATGAAAGATGAGGATATTGGTTTCGCAGGTACAGGCTCTTGAGATACATTATTGGTTTCGTGTATCCAACAAAATTCTGTT